CGTTCATGTTAATACCTTATAGTTAGTTAAAGTTTAATTATAATGCATTATGCAATCAAATTGAAATCTTATTAACTATTGTCAGTTATGTATTTCTTACCAGTAGCAATAGCTGCAACGTGAGTAGTCTTTTTACTATCTGCCGCACCTTTTACATTGGGTGTATCATCGTCACTATCAACAGGTGCATATTCTAAAATAACTTCTAAGTGGTCTACATTACGTTGTACTGTAGCGTTTATATCAGCTTGTGACATAGTAGTATCTGCATCTGCTGAACCACCAACATAACCTGATTTTTTGCCGTTAGTATTAACGTCATTAATTAAAGTTACGCTATCACTTCCTGCTGATAAAATTGATGTTACTGTTCTAGGTTCTATAGTCATATTATTCTCCTTTTAAAGTTTTTATTTCTTGTTTTAATTCATCTACTGTTGTAGACAGTTCTTTTACTGCGTTTACCAAGTACCAAGTAAGATTATCTGAGTTCACAGTTTTTACTCCAGAAGATTCTGTTGTAATTATCTCTGGTAAAACTTTTTCAATTTCTTGAGCTATAACACCAAGTTGTGTACCTTCTTTTTTTACAGCTAAATTACTTGGTAATTCTGTTACCTCATCTTCGGTTCTATATTCAAAATTTCTTACTTGAATATCTTTAAGTTTATTTAAACCTTCATTGTTATCTACAATATTCTTTTTAATTCTTTCGTCAGAAGTTTGTAAAAAAGAAGTTCCGTTTGTAGCTTGATAAATACCACCACCACCAGGCGGGTAGATTTTTCCTGTATGATTTCCTTGTCCAGAAACAGCATTTCCTATAACTAACTCAGAAACACCACTACTACTAACATTAGCTTCTTTACCTATAAGAATACACTCACTACCAGTTGTTAATGCATTTCCTGCGTTATAACCCACTGCTGTATTACTAGAACCTGTAGTTACATATTGAATTGCACCTACGCCCATACCAGTATTATCAGCACCTGTAGTAGCACGTCTAAGAGCTATAGTCCCAAAAGCTGCGTTATTACTACCTGTTGTTGCTTCGTTTAAAGTAAAGTAACCAAATCCATTGTTCTCAGCACCAGAAGTAACAGATGAACAAGTATTTGAACCGTATGCTGTTGCACCATGAGCTGTACTTGCAGTTAAACAATTTTCACCAACAGCAGTACAAGAAAAGAAAGCGTGGCTACTTCTTAAAGCATTTACCCCAACAGCAGTATTGTTTTGACCATTAGACCCTGCTATTGACATACCAGCTTCCTTACCAAAACAAGTATTGCCTGAACCTGTATCAAACTGTCCACCAGCATTGAATCCCATAATTGTATTGTTACCACCAGTGGTAATAGAATCACCTGCTATTGCACCTACTACAGTGTTTTGAGAACCTGTCGTGTTTGCTGCCATAGCATTATCACCAACTGCTACGTTATTATCTGCTGTCGTATTAGCACTTAGAGTATTCCAACCCACTGCTACATTACTACCGCCAGTTGTATTTGCATCAAGTGAATTTAGTCCAACAGCAACATTATAACCTCCTGTAGTGTTTACTCCCAAAGCATGTACGCCAACTGCTGTATTATTTATACCTGTAGTATTAGCATCTAAAGTTGCATAACCTAATGCTGTATTATTAGAACCTGTAGTGTTTGCTGCTAAAGCACTTCTACCAACTGCAACATTATTACTTGCTGTACTATTAGTTCCTAAAGCACTTACACCAATTGCTACATTATCTACACCTGTTGTATTGTCAGTTAATGCAGATTGACCTAGACCAACATTATAATATCCTGTTGTGTTTGCATCTAAAGAACCAAAACCAACTGCTGTATTACCATAACCTGTAGTGTTTAATAATAAGGCACTTCTACCAACTGCTGTGTTGTTGTCTGCTGTGGTATTTGAACCTAAAGTTCCTCTACCTAAAGCAGTATTGTTTGAACCTGTTGTATTACTTTCTAAAGCACCTGCTCCAACACCTACATTATCATTACCAGTTGTATTTGCTGGTAAGGCTAAATATCCAACAGCCACGTTTGGAGTTCCTGTAGTGTTTAATTTTAATGCTTGTTCACCAACTGCTGTATTATTACTAGCTGTCGTATTATCAAATAATGCTTGTGAACCAATTGCTACGTTTTGAGCACCTGTAGTGTTGTCCGATAGAGATGCATTACCTATAGCAACATTATTACTTCCAGTTGTATTAGCATCTAAGGCTATTCTTCCAACTGCTGTATTTTCAGAACCTGTAGTGTTTGCTGCTAAAGACTGATTACCAACAGAAGTGTTATTAGCACCTGTAGTATTTGTTCCTTGTGAATTGTTACCGACTGCTGTATTCCCATCTGCTGTAGTGTTAGCAGTTAAAGCATTATAACCAAGTGCTGTATTTAAATCACCTGTAGTATTAGCATCTAAAGATAAAGAACCAATACATGTATTTCCTTCACCTGTAGTGTTTACTAATAAAGCATTTCTACCAATTGCTGTGTTATTAGAAGCTGTAGTGTTTGCTGATAAAGAATTTAAACCAACAGCTACGTTGCTTCCACCAGTTGTATTAGCATCAAGAGCTTGAGTTCCTATTCCTACGTTATATATACCAGTAGTATTTGATTCCAAAGCTCTCATACCTACGGCAACATTACCTTCACCTGTAGTTAATGCCTCTAATGCCTCGTAGCCAACTCCAACATTTTGTGATGCTGTAGTTGCATTTTCTAAAGCATAGCCACCTATAGCTACATTAAAGTCACCACTTGTTAAAGAATTAAAAACATCATATCCTAAACCTGTATTATCTTCTGCACCATTTAATGTGCCTGTTCCAGCATCTTGGCTAATTAATATACTTCTTGTAAAGTTAGATATACCAGAAGATATACCTACGCCATTGATTGTGCTTGAACCTGTAATAGCTCCGTCTACTTGTAAGGTAGAAGCCATATCTACAGCTCCGTCTATATCTACTACGTCTAGGTTGGTAGTTCCGTCTACGTCTATAGAACCAGCTAAATCTATATCACCACTAAAAGTAGCTGTTTGTGCAAAGGTAACACCACCGCCATCTGCTATGGTCATAGCATCATCGCCATCTGTATATTCTATAAGAGCTGTTTGTATTGAAGCGGATGTTTCTATAATGCCACTTGTTTGTAAATTTAAAGAGGCAAAAGCATCAAACATTGCTCCACCTGAACCTGCACCATCTGAATAAATAACTTTAGTTTTACCAGAAGGTATCGTTATTGTAGCTCCAGACCCTTGTTTAATAATAATAGATTGAGAACCAGATGTTCCATTTTCTATAATCCATAATTTAGAGACTGTGTTTGGTCCTATAGTAATAGTACAAGTAGAGTCTAAAGTACCTGTATATTTTAAGAACATAGACCTGCCTGGGTCTGTAGCTCCATCAGCTATAGTAGTAGTATGCGTATCAGCATTAGTTGTAATGGCTTCTGTGCCATAACTAAAAGCTTCTGCTATTAACTCAAGATTGGTGTTTGTAGTATCACCCCATGTTCCACTAGCATCACCAGTAGCCATCTCGTTTAATCTTAAATCATTTACATATGAACTTGCCATTTTTTATTCCTCGTATTAATTATATTGTATCAAGCAACTTCGCTCCAGTCTGGATTTTGTGTTGTTGATACTTCTTGATAATTAGATGTTTGTGTTGTTGTTATTGTTTGATAATCTGCTGTTTGTGATGTATTTACAATACCCCAAATATTAACTCCTTGTATACCACCTGTTCCTATAACTCCTTCAGGTTCTATTACAGCTTTACCTATATTTACAACATTTCCAAGTGTTGATGTTGCTTCATTACCTGTAACAGAGAATACATTATCTGTTCTTGTTGTTGCTGTTCCTAATGAAGATGTTGCAGATATTCCTGTTGGAAGTATATTAGCATCTGCTGTAACAATTTCATCTCCAACTTCTAAAGTTGTTGCTACTGCTGATACACCTGTTACTGCTGCACCTGCTGTAATTGCATTGCCTAATGCTGAAGTACCTGTATTACCTGTAACAGAAGTATTAGCTTCTGCTATAACAGTTTCATCTCCTAAAGTACCTGTTCCTGAAATACCTGTAGGTAAAATAACAGCAGTACCTGTAATTGTTTCATTACCTAATGTTGATGTTGCATTAACTCCAGTTACACTTACTAAAGCTTCTGCTATTACAGTTTCAGAACCTAATGAAGATGTTGCAGATATTCCTGTTGAAGTTATAACACACTTTGCAACTACTACAACAGAACCTAATATTGATGTGTTTGATAATCCTGTTATAACAGTATTAGCATCACAAATTACTATTTCTGAGCCTAATCCAGAAGTACCTGTATTACCTGTTACTTGAACAGTTACATTAGCTACAGCAGGCTGACCCCAAGGACCATCACCCCATGTGGAACGACCCCAACCGACTGACATTATTTTAAGCTATTCTAATTATTGCGTTTGATGCATCTGCTGCTGGAAATTGAATAGTAAAATCACCATTAGTTGATGTTTTATCTCCACCAAAATCTAAAACACATACTGAAGGGTCGCCAGATGCAGCTTCATTATAAATTAAAGCACCTCTAGCTGTAATTGTAGCTGTACTAAAAGTTAAATCATTAAAGTCTGTTAATGCAGTTGTTCCAGATGTAGTAGGGGTAACACTTGTTAAAAATGCACCTTTAGCTGTATAACCTGTTCCGCTTGCTTCATTACTTGAAGTATATGCAGTAGTTGCTGCACCTAAAGAAGCACTACTTGTATAAAGTGCTAACTTAAATTGGTCACTTGCTGCGGTAAAATTATGTGTAGCGGTCATTAATTCTTTTTTAAATGATGTGCACATTGCTTGTGATATTGCCATTATATTCTCCTTATGATATCAGCCATTTGTTTATGACCTTGTTTTTCTAATAAACCCGCTACTGTTGCTCTATCACTTGCAATAGCTTGCTTCATATATAATAAAATAACTTGTTGTATTGTGTCTTTGAATGCTTCTGCTTGGGCTTTTACCATAGGGTCTGCATTATCACTAATACTTACAATTTTATTTACTACTCTTTCTGTCCAATATTCTGGACTTAAACCTGTATTATTTGTTGTTTCTACACTTACAGTTCCAACTGTTGGCTTTACATCTACACTAAACATTAACTTACCTGCTGTCTTACAGGACCACTTCTATAGTTGTCCTTAGTATTTTTGCCTTCTCCTAAATTTTTAAGTCTAGAAACTGCTTCATTAAATCTATTCTGATAATTTGTAAGTACATCTGGTTCACCTTTCATAAAGGTATAGGCTTCCACTAAAGAGCCATATAACAAACAATCTGATGCATTTGTTCCTAACCAACTAGTTCCATCTGCAGATGTTGTAATTGATGTTGGAGTATATTCATAATGTAACTCTACTGTAAGATTACTATTAGGAGTAGGAGCTACAATAAAACTATCTTCATCAAATCTTGCATAATATTTAGGAATACCTGTTGATGTGCTATCAGGATATGCTTCTCTTATAAAAGCTACATCCTTATATAACAAATATTCATAACCACTATTGTCTACTGCTAAAGTATGAGATGCTAAAAAATCAGTTGGACATGATAAATATTGATTACCATTAGTCAAAGTACCAGATACATTTTTTCTAAAAAAAGGTAATGAAACTAATTTTTGTATTCTATCTTCAGTAGTAACTATAAAATCATCTAAATTATTATTAAATGTAGTTTCAGTATTATTTGTATAATCCTGTATTGCTGTTTTTAATGTTGTATATGTCCAAGCCATTATTCTGTACTCACTGTTACTGTTCCTACTTCAGCACTAGATAATATTCCTGTACCTGCAACTGGATTAAATCCATAGTAAGAAGTTGATTCTTTTCTTCCTCTATCTGGTCTTGGATTAAATAATGATTCATTGTCTGATGTATCAAGCTCACCTAGTTTATATTGAGGATGGTCAACATCAAAACAACTATTACATACTCTTAATCCATTACGAATACTATCTTGTATTTCGTATTGTAAATCGTTTAGCTTATAAGTAAAACCACATCTATCACAATCACCTAAAGCTTTCTTTCCTGCAGCATACATTATCTATAAGCTTGCATATCAGGTACGAACTTAACAGATGCTCTTTCTCTATCAGCATCACTTACATCATTCCAAAGTTCATCATACCTTTGTTTAATCATTGGAACTCTATTTTGTGCTTCTGGCATTTTACAAGCTAAGTTATAAGCTAATGCATATGTTAAGCATGGAAGATATCTACTAGGCACATCAGCATTGTTACTTGCTACTGTACCAGCATCTTCTATTCTTTTAATGTAATCATATACCAAAGTATAAGTTTCAGCAGAATCAGGAGTTGCCCATAAAACAATATTATTAGAGCTAGTGCCTTTATCTACATAAAACTGTGTTGGTTTAGATTGTAGCAGTTTGCTAGCTTGATGATTATATTGAGTTCTAGATATTCTATTTAATCTTTGGTCAAATTGATTTGCAGTATTTCCTGCATCAGTTCTAATAAAAGCATCTACTACTTCTAATGCACTAGACTCTAATGCATAAGTATTAGTGCCAGCAGTTAATGCTTGTGATGCTTGTTCAATCTTCCAAAGATTTAAACCTTTATTCTGCCATTCTAAAAATATTAAGTTAAGAGCTCTTTTAGCTCCTTTATAGTCATAACCAGAACGTAACTCACTACCGCATAAATCATAGGCTTCTTCCATGATATCGGCTAAGTCTAATGTAAATGCTGTTGTTCCACTTGTTGCCATTATTTGCTCTTATTTTTAACTTTGGTTTTAGCTTTATCTATAGCTTCTTGATAAGCTTTTTCATCAAGAACCATTGTTCCTTTTGTTCCCATATACATATAATCATTATAATCAATATCTATTTTTTTAGGAGATATTGGTTTTTCTGATTTTATAGTTATTTTTTTAGGAGATATTGGTTTTTCTGCTTTAGAAGTAATATTAGTATTTTTTTTAGGAGATATTGGTTTTTCTGCTTTAGAAGTAATATTAGTATTTTTTTTAGGAGATACTATTTTCTCAGTATTGCCTCCAGTATTAAATCTATTTCTTTTCATAATTTATTCCTAATTAACACTTCCACCTTCTACGAGCCTGTCTAATTCTTGAATTAGGGTCGTTTCTAGTTTTAGCTGAACTATTTTTTAATTGTCCTGCTGACCTTGCACAATAAGATTTTCTGCGTTTAGCAGCTTTACTGCCTTTCTTAACTTTACCTGTAACTGCTGTTTTTAACTTAGAGCCAGGGTTTAATCTTCTATAAGCTTTAACCCCAGCTTTAGTCATACCAGCACCAGATTTAGTAGAACGAAAGTTCTTCTTATTTCTAGCAGGCATTGAAGCCTGTTTTCTTATTGGCATATGTATTTAACTAGGACTTTCCGCCTCTAGCCATACCTTTAGACCTTTTCTTTTTCATAGCTGGTTCATTGCTAGTCATACCGCCACCAAACATTCTTTTTACATAATCTTTGTGTTGTTCGACTTTAGAAGCTTTACCAACTTCTACTATGCCAGTTTTACCGCCATTAGACATATATTTAGATTTTTTCATAATAAGTACCTTTATTTTTTAGCTACAGTTTTTTTCTTAGCTGTAGTTTTTTTAGTTGTTTTTTTCTTAACTGGTTTTTTACCACCAACATAAGCTTCATTAACATCTGGAGTAGATGGGTCATCAGCTACAAGTTGACCTTTGTCATTTCTTGCTCTCTCACCATTCATCTCAGCACATTTACGTTCTGCATCTTCTAAATCTGGGTCTGGACCAAATATAGGTCTATAGATACCATCTTCATTAAGATGTAAAACTTTATATTGTGATGGAAATTCACCAGTTTCTGATATTACATATTTTTTTGCCATAATTAATTCCTATTAGTCAGAATATACTTTTGTCATCTCTAAAGTAATAGAGTAAGTATCTCCCGAAGAGTGTCCTTTAGTAGTAAATAATATGTCTCCTGTTTTACCACTACCTGCATTATTTGGAAGTCCACCAAAGTCTTTAAAATCCATATGTCCGTTACTACTTTCAGCTAGCTCTGCTAATAAAACATTAGTAGTAGCATCTAAAAATAATTGAACAGACATACCTACAACAGCATGACTAATACGCAATACTCTAACTTCTGAACAGGCTACACCTGCTGCATTAGAAGCCAAAGCAGATACATCTACCTTGGCTACTGCGGATTCTCCTGTGCCATCGCTGACATTTGTAAACTTCATAACACAATTTCTTTCACCATCAATTATGGTTTGTGTTGTTACTGCATCAGCCATAAGTTACTCCTATTAAGCGTCTGCAAATGGAGTTACTAAAGTGCCTGAACCTAAAATGATTCCTTCTACTGCGTATTTAGCACTACCTACTGCAGTTACTTTAATAATACTACCTGCTAATCCACCTTTAGTTGAGCCATTTAATGTAATGACATCATTAGATGCACCAGAAATAAAAGTTTTACCTGTTGCATTAGTAACACCAGTATATAAACCGCCTACGAATTTATCTGTACCATCTGTAAGAATATCCATATCGGTAGCTGCTGTTTCTACTACAAAAGTAAAAGTAGCTCCTAAATTGTTTGTTTGATTTGGGTCGCTATCTTCACCTGGAGCTGTTGCTACTATGCTTGGTAAAGTAAATTTACCATCAGCATCATTACAGGTTAATATTTTACCTGCATGAGCCGCTACTGTTAGTGAAGTATCTGCAGTTAAACTAACTACGTTAGCGTTACCTGCTGAAATGAATCCTGCTAAAGATTGTATTGGACCTGAAAATGTCGTCTTTGCCATAATTTCCTCCTGGGAAATAAGTTCTACCGTCTTGGCTTGTCTGCTAGGTCAGTCTGTAGAACAAGTTAATAATCCTAGATTTAATAATATAACACAAAAAAAAGGGGAGCGTATGCTCCCCTTTACAGTTCTTACGAACTACCTGGCGAACCAAAGATACCTAGTGGGTCAGATACACCGAAAGAATATCTTTCTCTCGCTTTATATCTAACATTACCAGTATCGAAGTCTCCATCCATAGTAGTAGTCATAGGAGCTCTAACAAAATGCTTCATTCCATCTGGAACATCAGTAGTGATAAAGAAAGCATTAGTATCAGTTAAATAATGATTAACTGAATAACCTTCTGGAATCACTCCATTAGTTTTCACTGCATTTATGTCATTGTCAGCAGTTCCTACTCTGTAGTCACTTTGTAACAATCTAGTTGCTACAAACTGCAAGTCAGAAGGAATAATAAGCTTCCTAGCTTTTGCTGCAATTTTTAGACCTCTTTCATCAGTCCATTTGCCGATTTGGATGATTGCATCTTCTAAAGATGTTTCATTTAAATCTGCTCCTGTTGATGGTCTATTACTATTGGTGCCACCATTTACAAGTGGGTGAGCTGTGCTGAATAAAGCAACACCATCACCTGAAGAAAAGGCAGTTGAGAATCCATTGTTTAATGGATAAGCTGCTTTAACTTGTTTTGTATATGACATTGCACGAGCTAATGCTTTAGTATATCTAGCTGATACAGATACATAGAGGTTATCCTCCATAGCTTCTTCTGTAATGCTGAATCCTAAACCAATAGTTTCATGCGTATATCTAGCGACAAAAGATTCTTGTGCAGTATCATAATTGATAGCTGAACCTTCATCTTTGACTGGAGCTGCTCCAAAACCAGATAACTTCAATTCTTCTTCGAAACTTCTTTCAGAATTTTCAGTTACATAGATTTCTTCGTGCTCGTTTTCATAACGATTATATTCTTCACCGAATAATGCGTTAAGACCAGGTAAGAGTTGTTTTAACTCGTTAGCTCTTGAAATAGCTGCCATAATTTACTCCTTAACCTATACCTGTTGTATTTAACAACTGGTGTCCAACATTAAACATTACTAGTACATCAGTATAACTATCACCAACTTCACTATCTGGTCCATCTACAAAGTCAACGACTTTAAGTGGTAGTGTGTTGGTGGTATTTGCTGTACTACCATCGACTGCGTTTTTACTTGTACCTATTGCTGTACTTCCTGCAGTTTGCACAACAGCACAGTTCTTGCCAAGGTCGTCTTGTCCAAGAGATTCGTCTGATTGCATTTGCATTAATACGAAAGGGTCAGTAGCAACATACGCAACAATATCATCCGCAGCAGTTGATGCTGGGAAATATTGATTTGGTGTGAATTGCCCTGTAGAAGGGTCAGTGTAAGCACATCCAAGGAAAACACCAATAGGTGTTAAAGTTGCAGTACCAGTATCTTTTTGGATAGTGGTATTAGGGTTATCGTCACCCCACTTTACGAAATCACCAAAGAATATGGATGTACCATATGCATTTTTAATTTTGTAATGTGTAACTTTACCTTGATAAGGGCTTCCAACAACAGTTCCGCAAGGTCTTGCTCCCATAGGAGTTGCACTTGATGACATAATTGTCTCCTTATTAAATAATTATAAAATAAGAAACTATGAATCTTTACCAAATGTTGTTCGTGATTTTCTTTCAAAAACTTGTTTGGTAGCCATTCTAGAATCTTGGTCTTTAAAATATGTGTTATCTACCGATTCCAGTTGAGATTCTGCTAACTTATTAAAGTATTCATCTCTAGCTTTCGCTTTTTCTTCTGGCATCTTACATAACAGTTGCCCACCAATTTCAACATTACCTTTAACTGACCACTCTGAATTATGGTCCATCATATGAATTTGTAGTTCTGGATGGTCCTCTAATCTACAGGGTTGCCATCCTTCTCTAAATTTTCTAGACACATTAGGATTATCAGATTGACCTAAAAGGCTTGTTCTAATATACCTAAATATCCATCCTTTTTGAGGTGTCGGATTAGGTAAGTTCGATGGGTTTTCCCAGCTTTGTATACGCTGGCTAGCCTCTCGGCTTTCTATTTCCCTAGGGGTACGCTCTTGTGCTTGCTCTTCGCTAGCAGTATTAAGTTCTTTATTATCTTTATCAGACATATTAAGACTCCTTTAATAGTTGGTTTGCATACTGCTCTGGAGTTATATTAAGACGCTTTGCGAGGGCGACTTGGCTCTGAGTCAGATGAATTTTGCGAGGTGGTTTACCGCTATTCCTCGTGGCGGGTGCAACAGGATTCATTACCTGTCGTTTTGGGGTATCTTCAACTACTTCTGTTTCACTAGAAGCTACATTTTGGACACCGAAAAAATTTGGATATTCATTATGCATATGTTTATCAACTTCTGCATAATATTGTTGAGAATCTTTTTCAGGTAATATACCTTGATTACGAAGTCTCTTATCAATAGTTAAAGCATAAGAGGTCATTTCTTGGTGTTCTGGTACTGTACTCATAAACCAAGGATTTTTGTTTGACCAATTATCCATGTCTGGGTCAGATTGTTTTTGAATCTGAGGTTGTTCTTGTGCTGGCTCTGCATATTGTGATGCTATTTGTTGTTGCATCTGTTGTGCATAAGTGCCAGCTTGTTGTTCAGCTAAAGTTGCTTGTGCTAATTCTGCTTGAGCACCAGCCATTACATCAGCATCACCTTCTTCATATGCTTTTTTAAATTTTTGTTGTGCGTTATATTTTGCCCATTGTGCATTATTAAGTGCTTGTTGGTTTAAAACATCTCCGCCTTGAGTAACTACACTTTGTAGTCTTTCATTCTCTGACATTAAATTCTTTAATACCTTTGTAGCTTCCTGAGACTCTCTCAGAGCCTGTTCTTTAGCTCTACGCTCTTCATGGTATTCATATTTAATTTTGCTTATTCTATCGCCAGCTCTTTTGCTGTAGTCTGCAATTTCTTTATCAACTGTTTCATCATCAACAGGTGCTTCATTTGTTTCTACTTTTGCTGGTCTTATATCTTCAGGAGGTCTTTCATCTATGACTTCAACTTCTACTTCACTTACTGGTGCTGTATTTATTTCACTTGCTACACCAAAGAATTTATCTTCTGAAGATTGTTCTGAAACTGGTTGTGCGTTTGTATCAATTACTTGTTCAATGCTCTCACTCATGCTCTTACTACTCCTGTTGGGTCATCGACTACTGCTTCCACAGTATCATCGTTAATTAAACGAAACTCTTTACCATACATTTTCATGCGAGTGCCTGAATAAGCTCTAAATATTACCCAATCACCTTCTTTGCACCAAGGTCCTGTTGGGAACCTTTTTTCATCACCATAAGCTTCAGTTCCTAGTTTTAGAACGAAACCACATATATTTGAAGTTTCTTCATCAACAACTGTTTGTGTAGCTTTAATGATTCCGCCATCTGTCTTTTCTTGAGCTTGTGGCATTGCAACAAGTATTTTCCAGCCTTTAGGTTGAGGTAACTGACTTTTAACTTCGTCACTAACCTCTGGCTTTTTAACACTATCTGGTTTTGGTATATTTACTTTTTTTTCAGTCATATATTTTGCACGACTTTTAGGTGTCGAGTTCCTATTCTTTAAGGTGTTGTTCTTTCCAATCAAGAACTTCACGCTCTGCAAGGGCTAAACCCTCGATTATTCCTGTCATTTTCTTATATTCAGCGAAGTCTTTACAACTTCCTGTTGAGATATGGTCAGAACATTCATTCATTATAGTTCTTAACTTTTTAGTTAAAAATCTAGAAAGTGATTGCTCATTGATATCATTACTCATTCAGATTGATATCTTTGACTAAATCTTTAGCAATGTCAAGTCCTAATTTATAATCTTGTGTAGATTGTTTTTCTTTATCTGCTTCTTTACTTAGCAAATCGCTAGCAATACGCTGTCCTACATTTAGACCAGTAGCTTCTTGTTGTGCTTTTATTCTAGCTTCTTCTAATTCTTTGTTAGTTTTTAGTCTAGCAGCATCAATCATTATTTTAGATTCATCTATCTGTTGTTTATTAGCTACTTGTTTTTCTTTAATCTCTAGTTCTTTTTGTTTAGCTAGTATGATTGGGTCTTGTGCTTGTTCTTGTATTCTAGCTTGCTCTGCTTGTGCAGCATTAGTAGAAGCTACTCGTTTAGCTGCTTCAGCAACCAATGTAGAAATACGTTTTTCTACATCTGCTGGTAGAGGTTCTCCTACTGGAGGTAACTCTATACCCATTTCTCTTTCAACTTGGTCTCTAAACTGTAATGCAAGATGTTGCATAATATAATCTGAACCAGCACTTTGTATAACTTGAGCATTTGGACTCTGTTGTACTTTTGCTTGTATATTTGGGTCTTGCTGTGCAGAAGCAAGTGTTTGTATATGAGCTTCATGGTCTTGGAACTCATATGCTTGTACTGGCTTACCAGTAATAATATTTTGTACTGCTGTAACTGGGTCAACTGCTGGCACATCTTCTTGTGGAGGTACAATAGTATCTACATCTTTAATGCCTAATACTTCAAGCATTTGTCTATGTAACTGTGCTAAGTCATATAACTGAGGTGCTTGTTGTGCTAATTGCATTGCAGCTTGATATTGCATAATTCTTTGAGCCATAGTTGCTGCATTTGGGTCAGATACTGGAAGTACATCTACTCTATTGTCAAAGTCTTGTACTTTAATCTGCTGACCTTCTTCTACTTCGTAAGGATAATTAGGCTCTGTGAAGTCCTTAATTACATTTACAAGTATTTCAAACTCTCTTTTCATTGCAGCATGAAGTCTTGCTTGAACAGCACTCATTACTTTCATGTTTCTTTCTAGTAATGCTAGAGTTGTTCCAACAGGTGCCTGACTATTCATGTCAGATGTTTTCATTTCAGCTATGCTTGCAAACTTCTTGCCTTCTTCTACTATGTTTTGTAGTAAAGAAAATAATGTAGGTGAAGGTTCTTTATAAGGTAAGAATGTAATATTGTCTCTAATAGCACCACCTGGTACATCTACATCTCTAAACTCACCTGGCATTATGGGACTATCATCGCCTTTAATACGCAAACCTCTAGCTTTTAAACCACCTGGCAGATTGCTTAAAGTACCTGCATCTACTAATTGCCTTAGTATAGATGTAGCTGATTTAGCTAATCCACCAATCATATGTATCAAACCAAAGCCATAAAAGCCTAATCCTGGTAAATATTGATAATGAACAAAATGCATCCTTCTTAACTTAGCCTTGTCATCTTCGTAATAGTTTCTTCTGATACTAAGAATAATGCCTGAAGGATTATCTATTGTTACTACATAAGGTAATGCGATACCTGTATCTTCACCATTTTCATCTTTATCTTCAAACCCTTTAAGGTCTAAGTCTACTTGCATTTCTAATATAGTATGTCGTGTATCGTAGCTATAACTCTCTGATTCACCAGTCATCTCATTATATTTCTTAGTAATATCTGATGATGTTGGTGTTGCATCTGGTAATTCTATATCTCTGTAGAATCCACTAACCTGCATCTTTCTGATGTCATTAGTAGACTTCTTCATTACATGAGTAGCTCTTTCACAAGTTTCTAAATCACTTGCACCATAATTAACTACAACATCTTCTGCTGGTACAAAGATACCACTAGGTCTGTTTAGTGTTGGGTCAAAGTAAATCTTTCTAAATGCTGAACCTGCTAATGGTAATGAAAACAGCATTTTTTCTGTTTCAGTACGATATTCAGTCATTTCATATGTAAGCAAGTAGTTAAGATAATCTTGAACTCTTTGACTTTGTTTTTCTTTTGTTGAATCTATTGGTCCTACTATCTTTGTTCTTACTGGACCTGCTGCTGGAAATATTTCTGATATTGCCTGCGATTGAAATTTAATAACTGCTTCACTAAGCATTGGATGAAATACACCACAAGCTCCTGCCCAAGGTGTTGTTCTATCTTCAATCTTTAATCCTAACTGGTCTAAACCTTTAGTATAGGTTTCTTCCCAATCAGCTCTTGAATCTCTATCTGAATTAAAAGCATTTAATAATTCATTACCTATAGAATTTAGTTCATCATCATCTAAATATTCTACAAGATTTGAATCAAAACTTTCTGCTTGCATTTCGTTTGCACTAGGGTCAAAGTCAACAATCATTCCACCATCATCGGTTTCTGTTGTTAATGCATTTTGTATTTCAATATCTAAGCCTTCTTCTGGCTCCATCTCTACTAAGCCATCTATTGGCGTAGCAGGTTCGTATTGTTTATCTATAGCCAATGTAATCTCCTAGTAATAATCTGCTTTACGATTGTGTTCTATTGGCTCATCTTCTTCATCAGAATCTAGAGGAACAAAACCGCCTTGTCTAAATCTTAACAGAGCTTGCGTACTGCTATCAACTAAATCGTCATGTTCCATGTTAGGGAAACCAGCAAACTCTTCTACAACTTCTTCTGCCCATCTTGTTTCTGGTGCCCAAACAACGCCTGAAGCAAACAAATCAGATACAGCATTTACCCTAGATATTTTATCATTACCACGACTCGGTGTATATTCCTGTACTGGTATGCCTGTTTGTCTAAGTTCAAAGATTAAAGGCAAGCCTGCTGCTTTAGCCTCTACAATGAACGCATCTGGTTTATAGGCGTTATACTTCTCAAAAGCCATTTTCTTTAAATCTGGGAACTCTAGACGCTCCTTATAGGCATCTAAGAGTATAAGATTGGGTGCCACAAAACCATCATCATTTTCTTTGTAGAAAACTCCCCATGTAGTACAAGCTGAAAAGTCAGCTCTTTGGGTTTTTAAAAAGGCTGTGTCCCATGATTGAATAATGAACTCACAGTCAGGGGGATTCATCCCATCCCATACTCGCCACCATTCTCTTTTAACAAGAGCACCTTCTTCTGAAGTAGGGTCTTGTTGATACTGAGCCATCCACTTTGAACTAGGCAATTCAGCCTTCAAAGCTTCTAACTCTTCTAACTTCCAGAAAGCATCCCACAAAGGCTTACCAGAAGGTAAGATTGCAGGCAGTTCTATAACTTCCCATTGGTCGGCTCCGCCACGTTTGACACTAGCATCCACAACTTGACCAGTTAAATCTTTATTATGCCATCTTGTCATCACTACAACGATTGCACCATTAGGCTGTAAACGCTGTCTTGGACCAGATGTATACCATTCATAGGTACGATTAAAAACATTTATGTCTGAACTTGCACCTTCTTGTTCAGAGTGCGGGTCATCAATGATAAGTAAGTCAGCACCTTTACCAGTAACTGCACCACCTACACCGATAGCAAAATATTCACCGCCTTTGTTCGTGTTCCAACGACCCGCAGCTTTGGAATCCGACTGCAAACTAACATTCGGGAATATTTTCTTATAATCTTTACTTCCTACAAGGTTTCTAACCTTCCTACCAAAACCTACCGCTAATTCTGCGGTATGTGCTGTCTGTATTATCTTCTTTTCAGGTCTGCTTCCCAGAAACCATGCAGGTAATAGGTAAGACGCAAACTCGGATTTGGTATGTCTAGGTGGCATATTGATGATGAGACGCTTTAAATCACCATTGGCTACCCTTTCAAAGGCATCCGCCATAACTTGATGGTGGGGACCATGGATAAAAGCACTCCAAACTTCTTTAACAAACGCCATATAATCTGTAGAACACTTCTCTCTGGCTTTAGCTTCTTCTAATTCATCTAATAAACTTAGAAACTCTCTCTTCTCATCCAAAGAAAGGTTTTGTACTTGGCTTAATATTTGGTTACTCATACATCTCCTATACTAGATAGTAAGTATGTACTTCCTAAAAATAAAAACTTACTAAGTTCCTACCACTAAGTGGCACTTAATAAGTAAATACTCTACAAGTAGGTACCTACTAGATGTAAATCACGCTAGATTTTAACATAATTGCACATCTTCACAGGAAAAACAACCATTTTTACAAAATAATATTGGGGGTCTAGGGTCCCTTGGGTCTTTCCTGGAACAAATTATATATGATATCTATACAAAACGCTATCAAAATGCAATATATAGGGGGGGTCTATGAAAATGAGTAATATCCTGTGCATATCACTATGTATATAAGATAGTAGGAGTCCCGCACACACAAAAGGGGGGAGGGGGTCTATTAATAGTGGCGGAATCCAAACACAATATGTAGTGGTTCAACGATCATCTGGTAACACAACATCTTGTGTCTACCCCTATATATAGTGCATGGACATATCGCACCACATACAGCACACACACAGCCTATGTGTTGACCTATTAGATAGTTGGTTGTTGGTTGTCTATTGGTTGCTTAGTAATGCTTCGATACGCTCTTCAATATCTCTCTCAACTTCATCACTTGTCCTTGCTTCCTTGGTCTCTACTACATCACTAAACAAACTAACTGACTTGCCTAGTAGTTCCAAGGCTCTAATCCTAGCTGAATCTGAATCTGATTCCTTGGACTCTCTATATAACTGGTCTATGACATAGTTTCTTGTTCTAAGGCTACTAGCAACTACTGACTGCTCTTTACGTTCAATAGCCTTATGTATGCTTTGTGCAATCTTAGGGTTCGCCACAAGCTTGCTTGCTTCCACCTCTACCCATTTAGGTATCTTCCCTTGCTTGGTTAAGGTTACATCGTATACCTTTGCATATGCTTCCTTATAACTACCCAACTTGCCCTTGATAATTTCATCCACAAACTGGCGTTGCTTGATGGTTAGTTCTAGTTCTTTTTTAACTACACTTAGACTTGGTTTTTTTGTATTGCTCATATGATAAATATTAAACGAACTGGATTGATTTTGTAATGCTCACATACTGCTATCAAATATCATGTACTGGTAAATGTTTACTTTGATGTTTACATGAATTAAGATGTTCTCAACAAACAACGAATATGGAGATTTTTTATTAGACAAATTTAAGCAACTATCAAGTAGAGTTCCCAACGTAGATACGAACTTGATTGAGGGTCTTGAGAATTACCCTCGAAGATAGAGAGAAGCTTCAAAACAAAACACGTACCATTAGAAGTGCTGAAAGGATTCGATATAATCTGAAACAAAAGCATGGATGCGGAAACGATAACTTCCAGTTGCGACTACTCCAATAGTCTGTGAATTAACACACTGAAGAGAATCCTAATTATGGGGTTCAAGAAACTTATAAATACTTGGAGGTATTAATTATGTTTAAACCAAGCGAAGCGAAAATGTCATGTCTATCAGTTCTGAAAGGGAATAATATTCCATTCTTAATTGGTGGAACTGGTGTAGGTAAATCCGCAATTGTTAAAGAGATTGCGGAGGAACTAGCGGAAGATAGGACTTTGACTGATTCAGTCAATCCTAAAGATAATGAATTTGGATTCATTTCTTTTAGATTGGGGTTAGTTGAATCTATCGACTTAGGCGGATTGCCTTACATTGAAGATGGTACTCAAAAGAAGGCGTTTCTAGGGAATTTACCTAGAGGTGGCGAAGGGGTATTTTTCTTAGATGAATTTGCTCAAGCACATTCAAGCGTGCAAGCAACGATAGGACAATTATTAGACCCAAAAGGGCAAAACGAAGAGCGTAGAATTGGCGATTATGTTTTCCCAAATGGATGGAAAATTGTACTAGCAGGCAATAGGCATACTGATAGAAGTGGTGCGAATAAAATTCTTAGGCATTGCCAAGATAGAACTACTGCAATTCAGTTTACTCACGATGTAGAGGACTGGTTAGCGTGGGCAGATAAGAATGATGTTCATATGGATGTTCAAGGGTTAATTGGCTACATGCCACAACTACTTTGGGAGTTCGACCCTAAATGCAATGACCCACAACCAAGTCCAAGAAGTTGGACAAGGTTAAGCGATACATTGAAAACTAATCCGCCTAAACAAATAATGCAAAAATTATTTGAGGGCGATGTTGGACAAAATGCTAGCATTGAATTGATGAACTTTATTTCATTGAAAAACAATGTGCCTAACCTTGCTGATATATGTAAGGGTAAGGATGTTGAACTTGTTGATAGTGCTGGATTATCTTATGCCACAACGATTGCATTAGTTGATGTAATTGGTAAAGCAAAAGATAGCGATGTATACGACTGGTTCGACAATGCATTAGCCTATGTGAAGCAACTATCGACTGTTGAATTTTCAATATTCTTTGTTAGAAAACTAACGACTTTGAGAACTGAATTAAAAGATTCCAGTTCATACTCAAAGTTCAAGGTAGAAAATCAAGATATTGAGATTTAATTGATTGATTGGCGGGAGAGGAAATATTTATTATTGACTGGTAAATATTCCTTTTCCGCTAGCTGTATCAGAATGTAATTCTGACTGATGATTCAAAAATGATGAAACAGCAAACTTTATTACTTGGAGGTAATATGAAAAAAGAAAATAATGTAAATACTTTATCTGAAAATGCGACTTTAGTTCGCCTTAATACGAAGCACCCTAGCGGAGTAAAATCAGATAAGTATTTGAAGGAAGGTCTAGCGATAGACCAAGAAGCTATGAGCGAATCATTACACGTTGCTAAATACATTTTTGGTAAAGATACGAATAAGTATTTTCGTAGAATTATCAACAAATTTAGAAACGATGTGTACTACCCTTTAACTGTCCCTTGGGATGACAACACAAGTGATTTTGAGGGTAAAGTTCTAAGTGGTTGGAGACTATGTCCTAACCGCGAACTAGATACGCTGATGAATAGGGTTGACCAAGCTAAGATGGATTTTGAAAAAGAAGTTAAACAGTTTATTGATAACTATGACAACTTGATTGAAGCCAATAAAGTGAAACTTGGTA